AGCTGTTAATCATACCTATCAGGAGATTGGTTTATTTCCTAAAGCAATTGTTTCCGGTGGCACAGGCATTTACTATTCAGCTGACAATATATGGATTCTCGGCCGTCAGCAAGATAAAAAAGGCACTGAGATCCAAGGTTATCATTTTGTAATCAATGTGGAGAAATCACGTTATGTTAAAGAAAAGTCTAAGATTCCTATTACTGTTAGCTGGGATGGTGGTGTTCGTAATTACAGTGGACTCCTTGACGTCGCTCTCGCAGGCTCTTATATCACTAAACCAGCAAACGGATGGTTTGCAAGAGTCGATCAACGAACTGGAGAAGTTGGTGCAAAAGTTAGATACGACGCAACCTTAGAAAAAGAGTTTTGGGATCCTATCTTCGCTGAGACAGACTTCAAAGAGTTTATTAAAAAGCAATATACAATCGGTCATAGAGAACAAGTATCGATGGATGAAATAGTTGAACAAGTATGATAGACGTAGATAAACTTTCTGAGGGTATTGACTATAAGTTAATACCTGCTCCGGATAACGAACAAGCTTGGAACATAAGGGTCTTAACTGGTCCTTATATTGAGACTGTTGTACAGTTTGGTGCCATTTCTATTAATGGTCCGGAAGAAGCAATTAATTTTAATTTTACTATTATTGAAAGTCCTGATGATTCATTAACGGTTGAAGATAAGCAGTTTCAAGAGTTTTGTGGATTAGTCTTACATGACGTCATTGAAATGGCTATAAGTAAAGACGAATTAATAATGAAAGATAAAAATGAGTAAAAAAGAACCTTGGAGAATGCCATTAGATTTAAGACTTGTGGATTTTCATAAACCTTTACTAAAACAATTTCCATTACAGCTTTTTATTTGTAATATAATTGGTTTTAGTTTAATAGCATTTGTAATAGCATTGAGTTGATATGAGAATATTAATTATGGGTTTACCCGGTTCTGGCAAGACACATTTGGCCGTAAGACTACAACATCATTTAAAAAATTGTGCATGGTACAATGCGGATGCTATTCGTAAAATGGCAGACGATTGGGACTTTACCGAATCAGGTAGACACAGACAAGCAGAACGAATGAACACACTAGCCAACTTTGAAGGTACTCGAGGTCGTACAGTCATATGTGACTTTGTGTGTCCAACAATTGAAACTAGAAAATTGTTTGATCATGATATTATGATTTGGATGAATACTATAGAACAAGGCCGGTTTGAAGATACAAATAAGATGTTTGAAAATCCTGACAACGCTACATATACCGTTAAAGGATTTAAGTCTGATGAAGAAATACTAAATTTTGCACAACAATTGGGGAGCGCATATGGCATTTGATTGGAAGAAACCAACAGCACAGATGTTGGGACGATGGCAACCATGGCACAAAGGCCATACTAATTTATTTAAAAAAGCATTAGAACAAACCGGCCAAGTAGCTATTATGGTTCGAGATGTTGGTGGAATCATCGGTCAGGATGCTGGCGGTGGTAGAACAGTAAAACAAGATGACAATCCATTTGATTTTAATTTTGTTTCTGCACAGATTATTCTTAATTTGCAAAATGAAGGATTTACAATAAACGAAGAATATGTTATAATGGAAGTACCAAACATTGTTGACATTAGTTATGGTCGTGGTGTTGGCTATACATTTACAGAGCACGATCTTGGAGAAGAGATTCATAAGATTAGTGCTACTAATATCCGTAAAAACATGCGAGAAAGTGGAATGCTTTGAACACAAACATTGAACAGACTATATTGCGAAACCTTCTAGTGGATGATAAGTTCATGCGGAAGGTTTTGCCTTTTATAAAGAATGATTATTTTGAAGGCGTTTATCGCCAACTGTTTAAACAAGTCGGACTATACGTCCAGAAATATAATAAACTACCGACTCAAGAATCTTTTAAAATTGAGTTAGACGATGCTGATAATTTTAACGATGAACAATATCGTCACGCAGTGGAAATTCTACCTGAGATATTTAGAACAGAAAAAATTGATGACGAATGGCTAATTGATAAGACTGAAAAATGGTGTCAGGATAGAGCGTTACACAATGCTGTTATGGAATCTATCAGTATTATCGATGGTAAACATCAAAGTCTTTCAAAGAATGCGTTACCTGAGATCCTCTCTGACGCTCTGGCAGTTAACTTTGACGCAAATATCGGCCATGACTATATCGAAAACTTTAGTGAGCGATATGAGTTTTATCATAAAGAAGAAGAACGTATTCCGTTTGACCTTGATTATTTTAATAAAATTACAAAAGGTGGTTTGCCAAACAAGACTTTGAATATTGCATTGGCTGGTACCGGTGTCGGTAAGTCATTGTTCATGTGTCACGTAGGTGCCGCAGCTTTGACTGAAGGTAAAAACGTTTTATATATTACAATGGAAATGGCAGAAGAACGTATTGCAGAACGTATTGATGCTAACCTTCTTAATATTCCTATTGACCAATTAGACAAGCTATCAAAAGATATGTTCTCGCAGAAAGTATCTCAGCTTGCTAAACAAACAAACGGTCGGTTAATTGTAAAAGAATATCCTACCGGTTCAGCTCACTCAGGACACTTTCGTGCCTTGTTGAATGAACTAAAACTTAAAAAGAAATTTGAGCCAGATATTATCTTTATTGATTATTTAAATATCTGTGCATCCTCACGTATGAAAGGTATGGGCGGTGCGATTAATTCTTATACTTACGTTAAAGCTATTGCGGAAGAACTCAGAGGTTTGGCAGTCGAATTTGACGTTCCGGTCTTATCTGCAACTCAAACGACACGTAGTGGTTACTCTAACTCAGATGTTGGGCTTGAAGACACGAGCAAGTCTTTTGGACTACCCGCAACAGCCGACTTAATGTTTGCTTTGATTTCAAGTGAAGAGCTAGAGTCACTTGGTCAGATCATGGTGAAGCAACTCAAGAATAGGTACAATGATCCTAGTAGCAATAAAAGGTTTGTAGTTGGTGTTGACAGATCAAAGATGAAGTTGTTTGATGTTGATGATGCTGAAGGTGGACTAATAGATGATACAGCAACCTTTGATAAAACAGACACTGCTGAACGATTTAAAGATTTTAAGATGGAGTAAATAATGGCACTAAAAGGTTTAACATTTAAGAAGAAGACAAGTATTGGCAAACGTAACGTGAAGATGTCTTCTATGAATAAGAGTAAAAAACGTAGTTACAAAAAGAATCGAGGTCAAGGTTAATGAAGGCAAGACTTATATCATATAGTCAACCAGTAAGACATGTTCACTCAGGTGATCTTGGTATTATGGGTTTGGATAACATTCAAGACTTAATTGCATATTGTGCTAGAGTTTCTAATCCTTCAAATCAGGCGAATACTAAAACCACACCAAAGTTGTTAGACTATTTGATCAAGTATAAACACTGGTCACCATTCGAAATGGCTTCTGCTTGTATTGAAGTTGAAACCACACGTGATATTGCTAGACAGTTCTTACGGCATCGTTCATTTTCATTCCAAGAGTTCTCACAAAGATACGCTGATATTAGAGACCTAGATAGTAGTGTTGTAATCAGAAAGGCAAGATTACAAGACCCTAAAAATAGACAGGCCAGTGTTATTACGGACAATACTAGCTTACATATTGCTTGGGAACAACATCAACGCAACGTATGGAATTCTGCCATGCAAGCATATGAGTGGGCAATCGAAAATGGAATCGCAAAAGAACAAGCAAGATCGGTACTACCAGAAGGTAATACGATCAGTAGGTTATATGTTAATGGTACTGTTCGCTCCTGGATACATTATGTCGAGTTACGTTCAGCTAATGGGACTCAAAAGGAACACGCAGACTTGGCGGTGGAAATCGCCAGAGGAATAAGTGATATATATCCAAAAGTAATGGAGTTTGTAGATGACGGAACTAGTACTTCGTAATCAAAGTATACTTGATCAGTTAGAGTATGTAAAATCAACTATCGTTAAGAACCAAGATGTTTTTAACGATAGTAATGCTTTATACTCTCCATCTGATGCAATAACTGACGGTGAGAAATATTTATCTTTAGATTATCTTAAAAAGCACATGAGTAATTCTGAGATCACAAATCATCCTATAGAGCATTATTCTAATCCAGTTGAAGCCGCCCATAAAAAAAATCCTGATAACAAAGAGTTGGAAGATATTTTCAAGTTTTCAAGATACGAACTTATACAAGAACTTGGTGCAAACGATAATGCAGTTTTTCTATACTATCCTAAAGGTGGCTTTGTTGGTTGGCACACTAATGAAGCCAACTCAGGATATCAGTTTATATTTTCTTGGTCTGAAAAAGGTGATGGCT